CGTATTGCTTGGGATTGAGGAGCAAAAACAGGCTCATCGGTATTTGATAATGTAATTGACTGTTACAAACGGTGGATTATTTGTGCCGCTCGTCATCTCGGCGTTACCGTCTACTCCACCGGTGACCAACCCGATTCGACCGGTAATGCTGTTGTCCGCGTAACTTCCATCCGCTGTCGTACCCTGCGGAGCTGTTGTGTTGCTACTACCTCCCCATGCACTGTAACCGCTTGGGCTGTTGCTAACGCTTAAATCCGCACCTGCTCCCATGCCGTGATAATGCGCTGGCACTGTGTGTGTGTGATCAATTGCGCCACCTGTATCACCCAGTGAATTACCTGTCCCGCTGGCGGATTTACCCATCGGGAATCGTTGGCGCAAATCCGGCAAATTGAACGTAGTTGAGCCGTCGCCGTTGCCGTAAGTATCGCCAATAATGCTGTACAATGCCGCATAGGTAGTACGGCTGATTGCTGTTCCATCGCACAATAAATACTTATCGGGAGCCGTTGCGCTGTACCACAACAAACCCGAACCTACTGGCAAGATGTCGGGAACGTCAAAAACTGGCATCAGGTAAGCTCCGTAACTCTCATTGCCCCAGTTGGACTAGTTTCCCATATCGCATCGACCACCCCCGTATACACCGGCTGCGCTAATTCTAACGTGCTGTTTGGTTGCAACTTGTAACTGTATGACGTGGTGCTGGCTGTGCCACCCAGTTTCACATACGCTATCTTGTCCGAATCATTTACAAATATGGCTAGTTTGCGGCTTGCGTTACTTGCTAAAACGGTGACGCTCGATGCACTTGCGCTTGTGCTTGTAACACTGCTTGTGGATACGGTTTCTGGCTCTACCGGAATCGCGCTCGTAAATGGATTAGTTTGGCTTGCTAGTGTAACTGCGCCGGTGTTGCACGCGGTAACCTTACCGTCTAGCGTGGAAAGCGTGCTTTCAGTCGCCGCTCCAGTTGGTAACGATATTGTGCCGGTAATATCTGCAATGTCCCACGTCCCGCTTTGCGTAGCCGCAAGCGTACCATCAACCGTTATGCTCCCGCCGTCGTCGGATATTGGCACTGCGCTTTGATCGCTTGCTATAACAACCGGCAAACTATCTGACATTGTTTCTTGACCTGAAACTCCGTCAATATCACCCAATGCGATAGTAAGAGATCCGCTTGGTGTTACTTTTACATTGACGTAACCGCCGCCACCTGCCGACGTTTCGCCTGTAATGACTGATCGGGTTAGCTTGGCAAGACTAAAATCGTTAAGCGTTTCTTTTATTGAATACGCATCACTTGTCGTGCCTGCTGCAACGCACGCTGAATATAGCGATAAATCACTGGCGCCGCTGGTCTTCGCAACGTCAATGGTAATCGTCAACTCGGGGTTTTGTATGCTCGGATCAAGTTGGCTGTTCGGGATCTTAATAGTGTGAAACGTAACCCATGCGCCGTCCGGACTAAATACCTCAAACAGTATGCTAGCACTACCCAACCAAGCAAAACGGATGCGGTAAAGATTGCTGTACGTTAGGTTGATCGCCTCTGGGCTTCCGCCCCGGGTAAACAATGACCCAGCCGAACCATCAAGCGGATCGCCGTTCCAACTTGCCCGCGCTGTTGTTGTATCGCTTGCGCCTGTTCTAAGTGTTACGCCGAAACTTGTGCCTTCGTAACCGATAAAGAACCCGTTGTTAGTGTCGTATAATCCTATGCGTTGATAGCTGTTAGCAACGCCGGTCGTAAATGCCGCGGTAAAAAACACATATTGCTCGTGCGCTGGGCGATATTTACAATTGTAAACGCTGACACCCTTTGCCGCACCTGTTGCGTTTGTACCTGTTCTGTAACGTGCGTGACCGCCCGTGATTGTAGCACTTCCACCGTGTGACGTTGTATTTGTGATAACGTCACTGTCAAACGTGCTAATAAAACTTAACTCGATCTCATTGTTCCGTGCGCCTGTAACCGCTACGCCCAAGACGTCACTGTTTATCGTTGCAGTAATGCCGCCAATAATCTGGCTGTTTATGCTTGCGAGCGTAGCTTCCGTTGCAACTTTACCATCAATGCTGTTAAGCGTGGTTTCTGTCGCAAAATCCGGAACGGTTAGATCCTCGGCTCCCGCACCGCCATAATCAACCGCAACCACCTGTATCTGTTCGCCACCCTTATCAATGGAGCGTACCGGGATGTCGGCGTTGCTACTTACTGGGCTGTTTGAAACGGTAACGTTATCAGCCATCTATCTACTCCTCGATGTTATCGACGGATAGTGTTGTATTGCCCATCTCATCTACGCCAATAGTACCTACTCGGCGGCTTGGCTTTGGTATGATGTTGTTTATCGTCACTGGCTGTTGATTGTTTCCACCTTCCGCCGCTTTCATCTGCGCTTGTAGTAACGTTTGCTGGCTTGCAAACTGCATCCGCATAACTTCTAACTCCTGCTGCTGCGATAGCCGGCGCTCCTCGAGTAGCTTTTCGGTCTCGCTTAACCGTGTTGCCATGCGCTCTAACTCTATGCGCTGCAGATCAAGTAGTGACTGCATACGGTTGTGTTCCTTCTTGATCTCTTGGTCGTTTGCTTTCCCGGCTGCATCGGCTTGCACCTTCATCACGTCAACCTGCAGCGCGTTGTTCTTGATTTCTAATTCTTGCTGTTTGAGGAACAGTTCTTGCTGACTTAACGATAGTTTCTCGCGCTCGACCATCGTATCACTGTCTAACTCGTAACGTTTAAGATCCGCTTTCATTTGCTCGACTTGCATCTGCATCTGCAGTTGCATCATCGCCGGATCGGGCTGTTGTTGCTGACTTGCAGCTTGTTCCCGCTGTTGCGCCATCTGTGTGATAGTGCCAAGCGCGTTCTGAAACAAACCTTCTACCTCTTCACCGCCCTTAAACCGCCTGATCAGGTTGGATAGTATCGCCATGGAAAACGTTGCAAGCGGCGGATATTGCTCAATCATTGCCTTCATCTGGTCGAAGAAACTGCCCACTACTTGTAGCATTTCCAACCCTTCCGCCTTCTCTTGCGCTTGATCGAGCGCGATCATACTGTCGGAGCTTACTTGTATGCGGTAGCAACGCTGATCATCGTCGTTGATTATCTGATAAACCTGCTGTTTTACCTGATCCAGCATCATCGGATCGGGTAGCTGGGGAACGAGGAAGTTGTCGGCGTCGGCAATCTCAAAGATAGTTGCTGGCTCAAACTGCTCGGCAATAATCGTTGTAAGTAACCCGATACCATCGCCAATAAACTTGGCGTATTCGTTCTGCCGTACAATTAACCCCAGCGATGACCACGACGATTCAAGTCTATTAGCCGTTGCCGTCTTCCGCGGATCGCTTGCGCCTCGGAGTAGGTCGCTAACCTTCAGCGTTTCAAATAACTGTGCAATCGCTTTTTGCCGCGCATCTTGCAAAACTTGCAACGTGTTGACATACGGCATCACGTTCAGAAACTCGATGCCACCGGCTAACCCGCCGCGCTGTCGGAGGCTGGTAGCGTTCTGCACTGGTAGCATTTTCAGGTCGTCGTTTAGCAACCCTTCGACTTCATCGCCGAGCGTTGCATCATATATACCGTTGGCTCTAACCGCTTGTATTGTATAAAAGATTCGTGTTGTTAATCGCTCAACCTCGAGGATCTGGTCTTTTACGTGCATGTAGTCCGACGTCGGTATCACTGACTCCGGATCGGTTGAGCTGTTGATCATAACGCACGGAAAGAATCCTTCAAAATCAATCGGCGCTTCACCCTCTTGCAGTATCGTCTTGTCCCCGTTTAGCTGTACCCAGTACACTTTTTCGGAACGCTTACACCACACCTCCCACAACTCTGCTTTACCGTCATATGCGTGTACTTCGCGTCGGCTGGTGCGCTTCATATCGCCGGGGAAAGCGTTGTAAGATAGCCGCTCGGCAACTTCGGCGCCAAGCATATCAGTGACTTGTTTCCGTGACATATACGCACGTCTGGCAACCCAGTCTATTTCTGACTCGTTTCTAGCGTCGCTGGTAAGAAAGTCGTCGTATTGCACGCACTCGAGAACCGCTTTGTCCTCTTTCTTAACCTCAAGCACCATGCGAGCGGATATGACGCCGTTTTCGCCCGGTGTAAGTTCCAACCCCTCTTGCTCGGTGTCAAAAGGCTGTTGGTCTGCGTCGATGATGGCGCCGTCGCCGGTGGCAAATAGATCAAACTCGCGCATTTCGGATTCAAACTCCGGCTCATACCGCGCCCACAATACGGCTCTGCCTGTGAGTAAGTACTGCAGTGTTGCGTTTTGTGCCACCCGGTCAAAATCAAAATACTCGTCTAATGCGTACTGTGCGTTTCGCTCCAGTATCACCGCTCCGGCTTCTGTTGCTAGTGATCCGGTACGTTTGCGAAGCCTTACCTGTGCTTTCGGTGTTGATGAATAGTACGCTGGCATAAGCGTATTGACGCAATACCACCAAATGTTCAGACGTCGTTTTGTCTCGGTAAGTTCGTGTTTTGCTTTGTATAATTTAATTGATTCCTTCCCAGCATCGAAGAACGGCTGATGTCTGTCGATAGCCGATTGTATCTGCGCGTTCCAATAGCGTGCGTCAAACTTTTGTATGCCCGGGGTTTCGTTGGTATCGTCCATCATATTTT